TTTCTGTGAATGGCGTGTCCCCGCCAAACATTAACGCGCTGTCAGATAGAGTAGCAGGAAATGCGCTGTACGGTGTAAACAAGCCGTACGACGATATGTTAGTTGCTGACGATCCATTGTGAACGGGCACGCTATTGGTTGGGCTGTACGTGCCATTCCAATAAGCTAACCTTGGCAACGGGTCTTGGATGGGCTTGCCTTCTGAGTTAATTGCACGATGGACGATGACATCGCTAAACGGTATGTACGCAGTGATGTACCCTACTAGCTGTGGTTTGACCTCGTACTCACCAGATGCAAAATCGTTTGCTGTATCGATTACCTCATGACGACCCCACGTACGGTCATTTTGATCCTCGACTGCCGCATTGATTATATCCTTGGCACTGTTGAACCGCCATTCGTACCGACGTTTCTGTAAGCTAACTGTTGGCTCAACGATTACATCCTTGCTGAAATCAATCTTGTCAGTCCAGTCCTTGGTCAATCCAGTTCCGATGTAATCCGACCACGGCTCAATGTAAATCAGCTTAGGCGCGTTGCTATCTGGCACTATGATTAGATTGAACGCCTGTTGCAAGGAACGGATGAAATCGACCTGCTTGACCTTGGGCAAATTTGCTTGTAGCCAGTTGGCGTAACCGTCATTGATTCGATATATCGACAGACTTTGCCAAACGACGACGTTTATGAGGTAATCGGGAGCGGGACCGACTACATCAAATTTGAGCGTGTCACCCTGAACTAGGTCAACGATCACTTCGACGGTATTGCTGTAGTTAGTTCCGCCCTGCACCTGTGGACCTGCCCAAACCGTGACGTTGCCATTCTTGTAAACAATCGGTCGCGACCAGCTAGAACCGAGAGCGTTTATGTCAATCTGCAACTGGAACACCATGCGCATATCGTACGGCACGGTGTACAGGTGCGTAGCTGGAGTGTAGTTTGAGCCGTAGTCATACTGCTCGCTTAAATTTGGAGTACCGCCTACTTCGGTAATGTTTGTGCCGCTAACCTTAAACCCTTGGCTGTTGTGCTGGTCGCCAAACAGGTATGCCGTATTGCTCATCAACGGCATATAGAGCGTTGTGGCGTTATCTAACCACGCACTGGACACAGTGTACCCTGCGCCAGTAAAAATTGCATCTACAAGCGTTGAAACGCGAATGAACGGAGTAAACGATGTGCTGACTAGCGGAACGTCATCGAATGGATCATCATTGTACACTGCGGCGTACCAGTTCATGCCCTTGTACCCACGGTCAACAAGCCCGTAACGAATTGCGCCTGAGTGCAGGTTGCCGTTCCAACTGCTCTGGATGTTAGCGAGCGTTGGGTCGTGGTCGTAGCTAGACAAATCTATCTCCTCCATCAACTTGTCACCGATTGAGCGGGTAGCATCTAACGACTCCCCAAAAAACACAACCTCGTACTCAGCCAAATCCTTGTTTACGATGTACGCCCGCTTGAACTGAATGTACCCACGTGCGAGAGGGATGCTACGGTAAACTATCTCAGCGGTAATGCGTTTGATGGTCGACCACGTGTCCAGTACATAGCCGTTGTCATCACTGACGAGGTTCGGGTTCTGGATTGATCCAAAGAACGACTTGTTAGCATTCGTTGCTGGGATGCGAAAGGTTTGGCTGAACGTGCCAAGCGGAGTACCGAAGTTGTGCAGGTCGGTAAACTGGTAGTTAATATTGACGGGAGCATTCTCGTACAGCTCAATGCTGTGCGTACTATCGTCATTGCCTTTGACGATTAACCTTAGCATAGAACTGGGTTTGCGAGAGTGACCTTAACGGTGATTTCCTGCATCTTGCTGATTGGCTCACCGTCAAACTGATGGCTGTTGCCCGATACGTGGACTGGATACCAAGTGCCATCGATGTACGCCATGACCTTATCGCTTTTGTACAGCGACGGCATTAGGTTGTATGCGTTGCTGGATTGGATGTACGCACGAAGGTCGTACGACTCAGTAGCCATTACGCCAAATACCTTGCGCTGTGAGTCAAACGTGTTGCGTGTGTACGTTGTCCCTGACCACGTGCCAGTTTCTGTCCAGTACGATTTGCTGGTAGTATCGACGGAACTTTGACGACGACCATCGAACATGATGTAGTCCCAACTACCGTACTGGTTTGCCCAAGCTAACTGCACGGGCGTGTGCTTGCAGTTGTAGTTGACGTAGTTCACTTGCAGGGTTAAACTTACGTCAGCAGTAGCGGACGCTAACTGAAGGCGATAGTGCGTCCATGTGTTCGCACTCTGAAGTGGATCGATCCCAGTAACGCTAGCGTCATCCAAAGCGTCAACGATGTTCAGCGGATACACTCCAAAGTACAGCATCTTGCCAGCCGTTGCGCTTGCGCTTGGTAGCTGTGCGTTGGTATGCGTGAATGCGAATGTGTGAGTACCTATGACCGTACTGCCGTTATACAGCGTGTACACAATCTTGACCGCTTGCGACCCAAAGGTCTGGTCATTGAGGAAACCGACAACGCCATACTCACTCTCGTTGGATTCGTATTCGATAACCCCCTTTACTCCCCTACTGCGTTCGGTTAGCCAAACTTGCTTGGTAACTCCGTCGCTTACTAGGTTTGCAAAACTGCTCCACAGTCCATCACTGTACTTGCGGTATCCGTCAGTCAAGTAGATGGTTTCGGAATCGATATTGAGCGTTTCGGTAGCCGATACGTACTTGCCAGCACGAATCTCAATGTACTTGACGTTGGTAGTTGACTTGCTAAACACGACTATCTCATCGTGGATGTTACCTCCTGCTTGAGTAGCAGTATCGACTGAGCATAAATCTCGGCACACTCCACTGAGATTAAAGAAAGCGACGTTGCTAGGGTTCGGGCTTAGGTAGTATTTACCAAACGCAGAACTGTTAACGTACACTTCTACGACAAACTTGTAGTCCGAGGTTATTGTATCGGTAGTGCTGACCTTGTAGATGAGGTCTTCGCTATCGACACCGAACTCTCGGTTGCTGTTGGTTAAACTAACGCTCATGGTTTACTAGTTGGTGAGATGCCTACGACGCACCATTGGCAGTGCGTTTCCATGCATGGCGTAATGCGACGTAGGACTTACACTCATAGCTTGGGGATCATATTCAGGTTGTTACGCATGTACACTTGTACGTCCATAGCGGCGGCTCTGGCAATGGTTGCGTCATGCTTCTTTCGTGCCCACTCAATGCCGTCGCGAGTAAAAAACAGTGGGGGAACTCCTTTGCGTTTGATGCTACGGGCTATCTGGAATGCCCGGGACTTCATTCGTTCGGGCGTTTGCTCAATAAACTCACCTTTGGAGTTTCTCAATCGCACGGGCTTATCCTTCATCCATTGCAGGATGCTACCAACTGGCGGTTGCTTGTTGGTGTAGCTGTACGGGCTTCCGTGCTGGTTCAGTGTACCGTTTACTCCACGTTCGACAAAGGGTGCGTAATCTTTGGACTTACCGCTTGCTCCGATGCCCAGTGTAATCTCTTGACCGTTGACCTTGATGTCATACGTCATAGATTTCTGCAACCGTCGGTGCTTGGTCACGCCCCAGTTGTTGTTGCGACCTCGTTTCTTTGATCCCAAGTTACGACGAGCAGCATCGCGGGCATCCGCACCGTACTTGTGCAGTTCTTCGACTAGGTGAAAAAACTCAAACTCACTCACGGCTGTATGCAACTATTAGCGTTGAACGGCACGTCAATACTTAATCGTAACGAACTGCCTGTCAGGATGTTACGTTGCTGTTCAACGATTGGCGTGTTGGTAGCGGATGTCATTTCGTACTGACTGTCGAATGCAAAGTACGTGTGCCCAGCAATAATGTCCGCCAGCAAATCCTCACCTACCTGCTCCATATCGCTAACCATCTGCACGGACTCATCTACTTGGTTTAACTGACTGGTGTTACCGACCAGCAAAACCTCAAACGAGTACGACTTGACGTTGACGTTGTAGGTTGCGCCCTCATAGACAACAAACATGAGCGGGAACTGCGATTCTTTTAAGTCGTCCATATCTGACGGCTGACCAGTAGCGTAGTGCGTAATAAAGACGTTGGCAGTGCCAAACGCTTTGAACGCATCCATGATTTTGTTTAGCGTGACCATTTCTTCTGGCTTTGCAGTTTCTGTTTCTCGTCCTGACTTCTATCTCTTAAGTAGGCAAGATGCGTAAAAATTACTTCGGCTGGTTTTTCGGTGACGGCATCCATCTTGAGTACGTCTTGACCAGCCAACTCGTAAAGCGTGTGATACCAGTTCCACTTACTAGCAAATTCCGAACTCGCTCCCCCAGTGAAGACGGCTGAGTAGGATTCGACAACTGTGTTCCGATACTCCAAAAAAAAACTACCGCTCCACTGACGTAGTGCGCAGGGATCACTTTGAGTTTGTTTGCGTCCTCTTTGGCAGTGTACGACGCGATGCCGTACTGTTTCTTGACCCGCCATTCGACTGGGCGATACAAAATTGCCATCAGCTTGTGCGCGTTCTTCCAGAAATCCTGCATTGCGTTGTTGGCATCGACCCACTCACCCAACGTAAACGCGCCCCAGTCAGGGATCAAACCGTACTCGACCCCATCGACCGTAATGATTTTTTCGAACGCGAAGGTTTCTGCGTCCATCAACTTGCCGATGTGCGTCATGGTTTTCTCCATTACTGACGGCGACCAGTTGCGCACCTCATCCGTGGTTTGCCCTGACATAGCCGATGCGCGTTCTACGTCGTCAATAGCCAGCATGTACGCCTGTAGTTCTCCAAGCGTTAAATCCTTCCATTCGTATGGCAACTTTACCTTCATGCTTCTTCGAGTTGTTGTTGTTCAATACCTACCTACGGGGCACAAAAAAACAGGGTGATTAACCCTGCTACTCAAATTAGAGTGGTGCTTCCCAGCTAAATTGTTTCAACTGCTTGATGCATTGTTTTAATTGGTGTTTGAGTACCAACTCCTCCTGCTTCTGGAAACCGATCCAGTCAGGTGTGTACATCTGCTCTCTACTGAATTGTTTGTTTTTCAGGTTAGAAAGCGCCGTCGCCGTCTTTCGGCTAGGTTTTGAATCAAATCGGCTTTGCGCTACCTCGACTTGTTTGAGGTGTTGCTGATAGCCAGTAGTGTATTTTTCCATACCACTAACTTACGACAATTTTTTCAATTATCCAAAAAATACCGACTCCAGTTTACTCACTGGGGATCACGGAGCGTACTCTTCGTCGACTTCGATAAAGTCAGGTACAGTTTCAAACGTAACGTCGTCCATAGCTTGATTGCGAATGTCCGCAATCTGCTCCATGATGGTATCAGCGATGTGTTCAAATTCTCGCAGAATTTCTGCTACGCTTCTGCGACGCACGCAGTGTTTGATTTCATACGCTGTATCCTTATACATCTCTGTGGCGTACACGAGTTCGCGCATTGCTGGGAAACAGTCCCAACCTTCGCAGTGTGTTTTAATCGTAGGTTTTTCCATACACCTAACTTACTAAAATTATTTGAAAAAACCAAGGTTTAGCCTAGCGTATATCGCCCGAAGTTTGGGTTCGTTTGGTGGAACGTAATGGCGTAACGCGATGCATCGATGATGTGATTGAACGCATCGACTGGCTCATTGAGTTTCTTGCCGTCCCTATCTTCTTTCCACTTGTAGTTGCGGAACTCCTTGATGGCGTTGAGCGACGTGTTTGTGATCATCAAGCCCCGCGACTTCATGTAATCGATGCCACTGCGAATGGAGTCAGCACCCTTACGAGCGCCATGTACGTTCCAGCCATACCCGTGCAGTTCTGCTATGCTTTTGGGTTCGGCACTATCGCAGATGATGGTTACGTTCTTGTCCCAACCGTCACCACGAAGGAACTCACTGATGTCAAAATTCGTCATTCTGGTAGCGTAGCACCTTTCGTCAATCAACCAGTCATTGCCGTTGCTGTAACACGCAACTATCGCTGTGGGATCATTTGTGTAGCCCCAATCGATACCTAGGCACTTTAGCTTGTATGATTCGGGCACTTCTTCCGATTCCTTCCAGTGCGTGAAGATGGTTGCGTCACTAATACCCCTTTCTCCTAACCCATACACGCGCCAGTAGTTGGCATCGACATCCTTCAGCCGTTCTATCTCGTTGATTGTGATTTCATCTAGGAACGGGTTATCTAAGTATGTGGTTTGATGGAACTCGCAGTCATCGCGCGGGATAAGTTTCTCGTACAGCCAGTGGTACTCGTCGCTTGGGTTGTAATCGACAATGACTTTTTCGGTAGTACGGATGTTCAACTGGAAGAAGTCCTCGTACGTCAATTCGTTGGCTTCATTGATAAAAAGCAGTGACCGTTTTCTTCCTCTGATTTTTTGCGGGACGTCGCAATTCAGGAACTCAACGAGGTTACCGTTTAGCATATATTCGTTCGTGCTTTTGCGGTGGTGCGATTCCTTGTACAGGTTGTGCTTTTCGAGTATCGACCAAAAGTCCCTAGCTACCGTGCCACGCAGTGACGGACTACTCTTACGGCATATCGTAATGGTCTTGCCAGTGTGTGTCATCGCATAGCGGAATATGATCCAAATGAGGATGTTAAAAGTCTTGCCGCTACGAGTCCCTCCCTGCTCAACAACGAACCGTTTCTTGCTTTGCTCCAGATGGCGGAACACTACGTTGGTCTTGATGTCAATCAACGACGGTGATTTTTACGTCCAGTTGGTTTCCTTCTGCTCCAGTCAGTTCCTGCCTTTCGACATATCCCCTGCGCTTGCCTTTGGTCTTCAGGTAGAACAGCAACTCGGTGGTCTTGCCGTCCCTTACGGCACTTAGCAGTTTGGTTTCTGCCATATCGAGCGACCTTTCGTCAATCTCATGCACTTGTTGGGCAAACTCCTCGTCCTCCTTGACCCACGTGTAATAAGTCTGCCGTGAGATACCGCTAGCGTCACAACACGCCGATACGTTACCCCACGACAGCTTATAGTTATCTAGAAATTTTGCCTTACGGTCGTCTTGCTTTTTTTTACGTGTCAAGTTTGTCAAGTTTTGGTGCGACTTGGCAAGGCAACGACGCGACTACTGGTCGGTAAACAGGTCAGTAGTTTTGCGTACGTGTTCTTGCATTGCTTTGATGTTTTTATGGTAGACGTTGCGTTCGTCATAGCCGGTAATCGGAACCTTGCCGTCATTGTAATCGTGCAGGTACTGGTTGAAGAACTCGGCGTATGGATCATCGATGTCAGTGTTGACGTTTTCGAGATGGCTACCTGTGCTGATGAAGAAATCGAAGCCACGACCCATTTTTTTGCCACGGCGTGTATGCGTGTCCAGTGCATAATCGGGAACGTCGGGAGCGTAGTCAGATTTGAGCGCGAACATTTTGGCATTGTCAACGACGCGAGATTTTTTAGCACGGGCTAAGAGTAGTATCGCGTGTATCAAAGGTATTGAACCTTCTTCGTGGTTCTTGGCGGTAATAACGCCCCAGTTTTGATACAGCGCCTGTACTTGTACGCATACGTTGGGATCAGCCAGCCCAATATCCTCGGACGCTATGATAAGCATTCTGCGCCATAGATACTGAGCATAGCCAGAACCTGCGAGTTCGACACCAAAAAATAGGGCATCGTTTTCGATACCCCTGCGGACTGATTTTTGGAATGCTGACGAGCATTCGAAGAAATCGTAGCCCTTGCGAGTTGTGATTTGATAAGACATCGTGTGTAGTTTTTAACCTAACTGCAAAGATAAGCAATTCAGTTGAAAAAACCACTACTGCGTCCTTACGAAAGGTCTAGCTTTTTCAGGTCAATGTCAGCAACGTCCGTGTCCTTGTATGTGCTGACTGCGATGTTACGATGAGGGAAATGCTGGGCTATTACCTTGATGGTATCGACCGTTGCTTGGTTACGATCCATAGTCTGCATACCTCCTTGATTCTTGTGGGACATTGCGTTCTCGTACGCACCCATAAACCGACGAATAGTGTAACCTTGCTCACGGCACACTAGCGAGTGCCAGATGTCATCCATTAACTCAACTCCTTCGGGCATACCGATGAGTTCTGTGCGCATAACGTGATTACCGAACAACGGTTTATTCTCACCAGCCCACAAGCTATCCGACTTGTGAAAATAGAACGGTCGCGGTTTGCAGATGCTGACTGCGCCGAGTTTGGGATCATTGTCAAATTCTTGAACGATGCGGTCATACGCATACTGGAACGCCAAGTGGACATCTTCCTTACGACTGTAGTTACGGGTCTTGAACGACATGTCGTCATCGACACGAAACACAATATCGTACTCGTGCTTACGTGCGTATTCAGCGTATGCGTTTACGGTAGTACGAAAGCTGGTGGCTTCAATGGGCACTAGGTTGCAAAATCGGATGGTCTGCTCGTAGTACATCATCTGTTCCTTGCGCACGAACACCTTCCAGTCAATGTGCGCGGGCAACTTGTGCAACCAGTGACCAGTGGTGCGTTCAATATCGTACGGACGATAGTACGACGGTATGGCAACGAGGGCGCGAGTCAAAACGGAAACGAGATTGAGCGTTCTCCTTTATGTACGTGCTTCTTGGTGTTAGTAGCTTTCTTGGTAGTGACTACTTCGCCAAACGTACGACGCAGGATAAGCGTATTCTTCATCATGACATCTGTAGTACGAACATCGTTACACCCGCCGTCCGACAAGAAATTGTCCTTCGTGCTGAAGGTAAACCGACGGTCAACGAACATATACCGATTCTTGAACACGTTTAGACAACTGATGTAGTAATCCTCTGCCTCCTCCATATCAGTGCGGTACGCTAGGTCATGCCCGTCGAGAAATCCCATGTACGAGTTGTTCAGAAACGTAGTAAACCTGAACGGCTTTTGGCTTACGTACTCCGTAGGATTTTGCCACGACTGGTAGCCCCACATCTTTGCTCCAATAGCTTGCGCCATCCATGCGTTCATTTCGACTATCTGCATCACCAGTTCAGGATCATCAATGCTAGCTGGTTCTGATGGCTCTGCGTACATGCGCTTTAACGATACGATGTCATCATCGACCATAAACTGAGTGCCAAACTTCTCTAGCATCCACTGACGGGTTGCGACCAAACTTTTGACCGATGTAGGAGTACCGATGACCTCGACATCTGAGTTAGCTTCCTTGTACTGGTCTACCTCATCGTGACGTACAATCAGCTTGAGGTTCGGAAACAACCGTTTGGTCATAACCTTGCTGAACCGACCCTTGCTAGGGCACAGCACGTCAATGTTTAGCTTTTTCTGTTTTGCCATAGTTCTGCAAATTCTGATGCCGTTAGCACGTAGCACGTCCCGACTCTGGTGTTCTTGTAGCACTTTTTACTGCCCAGCTTGAGGACGTTGCGCAGAAAATTGAAATCGAGTTCGTTACCACTAAAGATAGTGACCGACTCGTACGTTTCGGAAAACTTGGGCACGATAGGCATCTCCGCCTTGGTGTTATCGATGTCCTCCAACTCCCGTTCGTAATCATCTAGGAACAACCCTAACTCCTTGTCGCTCAAGCCGTATTCTTCCAGTGTTTCGCGCTCAAACAGGTTTGCGAGCATATCTACATCCCACTCACCGCTGTTGACGTTATCTCGTATGAGAAACTCCTTACGTTCTTCTTCAGTCCAGTCCTCAGCCATCATGACTGGCACAGACTTCATGCCTAATTGCTTAATTGCGCGAAGCCGTTGGTTACCGCCTAGCACCATCATTTGCGCATCCACTATAAGCGGACGAGCAGTGAGCATCGATGGAAATTCGCGAATCGACGCGACCAGTCGGTTAAACTGGTCACGAGTAATGGTTCTTGGGTTGTCAGGATTCTCCTTCAGCCGTTCGACTGGGATCATTTCGTATTTCAGCATTTGCTATATCGTTTGTGATGTTAGTCAATCTTGTGCGGTCATCACCGCTTAACGGAACTGTGTAAATCGTGACCTCTCCAGTGTGTGGGTTCTTGTACGCGATTTCTTTTTCTCCGCCTTTGTGGAACTGTTTAATCTGTTCTGCGATTGCCTGTAGTTCTTCCTTGGTGTAACTCATGTTCTGTTGCTTTAATGATTTCTGTACATAGTTCTGGTGGGATTTTGCTTCTTTCGTAGTTGCCTTTGAGCGCCTGAGTGCCAGTACGACTACCACGTGGAGCAGCTTCATGGCAAGGGTCGCCGTTCTTGCAATGTAGACGAGGTTGCCACGTGGCGTTATTCGTCCAAATATCGGTTGGCTTCATGCGAGTATCACCGTACTGGCAGTACGTGACCGTGTGACGGGGATACCTTTGCAGAATATCCATCTTGCGCATTACTCCGCGCGGGTTCTCGATATACCATACGGCTGGCTGGAAGTACTCAATGAGCAGAATCGTTTCCTGTAGTATCTGCATGCCGAGCCTTGCGCTATCTGACTTTGGCAGAAACCGACCGTTGACCTTATCCCAGTTACGACCTAATGCCGCTACGCTAAATCCTGTACACGGAGGGCTAGCCCAAATCATATCGGGCTGGAACGGCACTGCGTTGGGATCAAACATCAAAATATCGCAAACGTAATCAATGCGCTGGAATGGTTCGATGTCCGTAGCGAACGTAGTGTGACCTAACGACTCAGCGACATTGCTAATGCTTCGTGACCCTGCAAACAATTCTAGAACTTTCATGGCTTGCTGTACATTTTGGCGATGCGTTTGTTGATTCCGTAATCCAGTAGCACAATGCGCCCCCTGTACCGCCCCCAATTAGCGCGATTGTACAGGTCGCAGTTGTCTATATCGAGCGATGGTATGGCTCGCTTAACGCGCAACGGGTAGCGCACACTAAATTCGTTTAACGGTTCTACCCTTCTTTGCACGACAACGCCGAGCAGAAAAAACCGAAGCGGTGCGAGCAGCTTGGTGTGACCGTACATGCGGTATAGCTTATCCTCGTTGTACCCTTGCAATATCCCACGTACGCCAAGCGGAATCTTGATGGCGTATTTACCGATGAGGATCACTAGGCGTGTGCTAAGGCGTATCTTCATGAATCTAGCTTGACTAATCCCAAAAATCACGTGTATATCGTTCGAAGTACCCGTTCTGTTTACCCTGCTTAACCCACTTGTCATAGCGTTGCTTGCTACGTTGCTCAAACAGGTGTTGCTGGTAGCTTGGGCAGTCCACGGGCTTGAAGAAACTTACGTTACCCACCGATAGTCCTGTTTCCTCAATGACTCCCATATCGAGCAGTTCGCTTACTCTGCCTGACAGCGTAGACATCTTCATCTTGTGCCCCTGCGCATTAAGCAACTGGAGCAGTCCTTCTAGGCTAGAGCATGGTAGCTGGCAAACAGCTTTGTACACTAGCTGGCGTTTGTTAAAACGGTTACCTGTTTCGCATTCGTGTATGAATGCTTGTCGTTGTGCATTCGTCATTTCGCCCACTTTGGATAGTCCAGTAACATAATCTCATCGCTGTACGTTGCGGGCGATCCATCCCATTTGCGCCACTGCTCGATGAGGTCTAACAAGCGCATGGACGATTTCTCGAATGCATCGGGACTCTGCATGTACAGGGCGACATTGTACGGCTCATCTGTTTCAACGCACAGCCAGTAGAAACGGTCAACTCCTGTAAGCAACCGATACGCACTAGCTTGCAGATGGTAGCCAAGATTGTACGCATCGCGCCCAAACTGTTCAGGGCTGGCATCTCGACAAGTCTTAACGTCGATAGCATAGCCAGACTTGGTGTTGAGCGCATCGACAATGCCCTTAAATGGAACTTGACCGAGCGTACCGTCAACGGTTAACTCGTATTCGCAGTTCATGAGCAGAGCGGTTGCGTCCTCATTACCGCACACGGCATCGTACGTTTTGCGTAGCTGATACATCTGTGCTTGCGAGAGCGATTCGCGATTACCGATGCTGGACTGGTACTCAGCGTACTTTTCTTTGCCCAGC